GATGAATCAGACCGCTTACAGTAGCTTGGGCTACTCCCCTACCTGACACCTACCTAGACCCCCCTTAGTGGGGCTTAAATCGCTATTAAATACACATTAAGGACTAAGATAACTATGTTTGAAGAATTAGATTCTTTGTATGAAGAAATTAAGGCCACCGAAGAGCGTCTAAGCGAACTACGGAAAGAGTACCGTGAGCGTAAGACCGCTGGCCTGAAAGCGGCTGTTGAGGCTCGTAACGAAGCTGAGAAGGCTGTCAGGGAAGAACTAAAAGCATTGGGCTTTGCAACACCATACGAGGTATTTCGCTCTTTTAGGAGTTGGTAATGTCGCTATATAGAAACATGAATGCTCGAAAGAAGGCTGGCACAAGTCGGTCTAAAAAGAAATCAACCATTTCCCCAGAGGTTTATCGGAAGATGAAACTCAAGAAGGGGGGCTTTAAGCCTAAGAAGTAATGCAAAAATTTACTGTTGATGTTGTTGACTACAAGGAAAACGAAGACGGCTCTGCTCTGGTACAACTAGAGATGTGTGAGACAGCTAAGTCCATACTCATTGCCGCTGGTTTTATTTCAATGCTACAGCAAAACATTTCTGCTATCGGAGACACAGATGGGATACAAGAAGAAACCTAAAAAGAAATGATTGAAGGCGACAGTTTGTTGTGGTGGCAGTGGTGGCTACTCATAGCGATTACAGTTAACACCACAATAAATGTCATAGTTTTCTTTAGACATAGATTTAGGAAGAGCAGAGATGGCTAAGTATAAAGGCAAAACGGTTACCCTAAATAAACCGATGAGGATTTCAAAGGGCGAACCCGGACACGGCAGGAAGAAATCCAAAGTCTATGTCAAGAAGGGCAGTCGGGTTGTCAAGGTTATGTTTGGTGACCCCAAGATGACTATTAAGAAGAACCAACCGGGGCGCAGAAAGAACTTTAGGTCAAGGCATAATTGTGCCACTGCCAAAGATAAAACTACGGCTCGTTACTGGAGTTGTAAGGCGTGGTAGATAATAGAATCAAGGACTTCAAGAACTTCCTTTATTTGGCATGGAAGCACTTGAACCTTCCCCACCCTACACCTTTACAGTACGACATCTCAGATTATCTACAGGATGAGTCTGAACGAAGGGTAGTTATCGAAGCATTCCGTGGCGTTGGTAAGTCATGGATTACATCGGCCTATGTCTGTCACCAACTATTGCTGAACCCACAGAAGAACATTTTGGTGGTGTCAGCTTCAAAGACAAGGGCAGATGATTTCTCTACATTTACCCTCAGACTCATCCATGAGATGCCTATTCTGGCGCACCTCAAGCCCAAAGATGGGCAACGGATGTCTAAGATTAGCTTTGATGTTGCCCCTGCGAAAGCCTCTCATGCACCATCAGTTAAATCTCTGGGTATCACAGGCCAGCTAACAGGTAGCCGTGCTGACCTGATTATTGCTGACGATGTGGAGTCTGCTAACAACTCTCAGACACAGATGATGAGAGACAAACTAGCAGAGACCATCAAGGAATTTGAGGCTATTATCAAGCCGGGTGGACGGATTGTCTTTCTAGGTACACCCCAGACAGAGATGTCTATCTATAACCTCTTGGATGAGCGTGGGTACAAAACCCGTATCTGGCCTTCTAGGTATCCCGATGACAGACTAAAGGTAGCTTTCGGGTACAAACTAGCACCTATTATTGCAGATGATGATACCCAAGAGGGTAAACCTACTGACCCTCTGAGGTTTGACAGTGATGACCTTATCGAAAGGGAAGCATCCTATGGAAAATCTGGTTTCGCTCTTCAATTCATGCTGGATGTTAGCCTCTCAGACGCTGACAAGTATCCTCTTAAACTTAATGACTTTATGGTCATCTCTGGTTGCTCTAGTTGGACTGATGCCCCAGTAAAAGTACAGTGGGCATCGGGTAAGGAACAGTTAGATTCCGTTAAGCACCTACCTAATGTGGGGCTGAAGGGAGACTATTGGTGTTCCCCTATGACCATATCTAACGAGACAGCCCCGTGGGATGGCTCTGTGATGTCTATAGACCCGGCTGGTAGAGGTAAAGACGAGACAGCCTATACCGTAGTCAAGATGCTGAAAGGACAGTTGTACCTGACAGCCGCTGGTGGCCTACAGAACGGGTACTCAGAAGAAAGCCTAGAGGTTTTAAGCCGGGTAGCCAAGCAACAGAATGTCAATAAGATTGTGGTAGAGAGTAACTTTGGTGACGGTATGTTTACCCAGTTGCTGAAGCCAGTGTTGACTAGGGTTCACCCTGTCAGCATTGAAGAGGTGAGACACAACACCAATAAAGAAAAGAGAATGATAGACACACTAGAGCCTATCCTCAATCAGCACAGACTTGTGGTGGATGAGAAGGTAATATTGCAGGACTATCAATCTGAAGTAGACCTAAAGTACAAACTATTTTATCAACTTACCCGTCTTACTAGAGACAGAGGCTCACTAATCCATGATGATAGACTTGATGCTCTGTCTATAGCCGTAAACTATTGGGTTGAAACGCTAGATAGAGACATTCAGCAAGCTGTGGCTGACCATAAGCAAGAACTTTTGGACAGAGAACTAGAGAAATTTATGGAATCCTCTATCGGAAGAAAGCCCAGACAAGATAATTGGATGAGTGATAGAGCCTATATTAGATAGAAAAG